CGAAGGGGCCTCCTTTTTTAGGTTGATAAGAATCTCTTAAAAAGAGAATCTAAATCCTACAGTAAGAACTTCGTCCTCACCGCTTATGCCGTTAACATATACGGCTGAGTTGTCATCTAAATTATGTGCCACTTCCAAGATATACTGATTATCAGCATCTTCGATGTTCTGATATCCACCTCTAAGGACATTCTGTCCAAGTGCATATGAGGCAACATAACTCAACGTATCAGTAGTAACGCCTGCATCAAAATCTCGTGCAAAAGTACCACCAACGGTAACTCCTTTCAGAGTATAAGTGCTACCACCCAAAATGGTGCTGACACCTGTAACGTCATCTTTAGCATATGCTCCAAGCAAGCCGACACCCTTGAATTTATAAGAAGCACCTGTGCCCCAAGAATCTAGGTTATCAAAGCCAGAATTCGATTCAGCCGTACCTACTAGAGATACACCCTTCCAATCCAATTTTGTCTTTGCTTGATTGCCGTTACGACCAGAACTCCCATCACCTTCGAAATATGCTCCTTCAAAGATGTTGACAGTTGCATCCGCAACATTTCTTTCTATGCTAGGCATACGACCAACAGATAACTCAACTGGTCCAAAATCAACGCCTATAAAAGCGTCCCTTGCCGTGAGGTCTAGGTTCTCATCGAGTTCTCCTGATAGAGTACCGAAATAGCGGTTACCCGATAAATCTCGCTCTACATTCACTCCTCCATAAGTTCCGCCACCTGTAACAAAGTTGTGGTCGCCATCATACTGATATGCCCCTTCGATTTGGCCAAATGTAAGAGTCTTGATTCCTAAGTTGGATTCAACACTCTCTTCAGCAAAACTAAGGGTCCCAGCCGTCGCTAGGGATAATGCAACAATTGTTGCTATAAAGAATTTCTTCATTTTTACCTTCCGTTTCATTATATTAAATCTAATAGAATATCAATTTGCTATTCTATTTCCTATTTGTACATCCGTACAAATTCCTTTTATTTATATCACTTATTCCAACGATACTGTGGGTGAACCCCAGTTCGGGTCAGTCTCTCCATTCGATTTTCTCATAGCATCTGTGCCCTTGGCTAATCGTTTTTCAACTCGACCACAAATAATTGGAGATTCTCCAAGAGTTGTTAATTGCTCTACAATTTTTACAGCCTTATCTGGGTCAACAACCAGTATCATTCCAATACCATCGTTAAATACTCTTTTCATCTCTTCGTCTGATATATCCCCTTTGTCTTGAATCCAATCAAACTCTTCTGGGCGACTCCAATCGTTACTCCATTTTGGTCGTAGATTAAATCCTTCTCCTAGAAGTCTGAGAATATTGTCTCTGCCACCGCCAGTGATATGAGCAATGCCCCTAACAGCAGGAGAATGCTCTTTCAATACTGCCAATACAGAGGTCACATAAATTCGTGAGGGAGCCAATAGGCTTTTCAAAATATTGTCAGTAACAACATTGTCCTTTTCCCGTATGTTATCCCAAACTTTTCTAATTAAGGTATATCCATTACAATGAAATCCAGACGACTTCAGACCAATCATCATATCGCCACCCTCGATTTCTCTGCCATCAATAAATTCTCTTTTACTAACAACGCCAACTCCAAAACCAGCAAGATTGAATTCGCCCTTCTTGTGGTCACCAGGTAGTATAGCAGTCTCGCCACCAATAAGAGGTACATTAGGACCGCATTGCAAGAGGGCTTCTTTAATACCATCCATCAATTCTAGATACTCATCTCCTGATTTTAAATCGTGTACTGAGAGATAGTCATTCATAAACAATGGTCTTGCACCAGTGCAAACAATATCATTCATCACAGCCGACACAAGGTCGTGGCCAAGATTCTTAATCTTGACATCAGGACAATCTCTGTTCTGAGTATATAATTTTATTTTTGTTCCAACGCCATCTGTTGCCGATACGATATAATCATCTCCTATATCATATGCTCCAGCATAGCCACCTAACCACGGCATCTTGCTCGTGAGTTTGGCATTGAACATATTCTGGTCTTGTAAATCTACACCTGCTGATTGATAATCCATTTCACCATTTTCCTATAGGACATTTAGACTTCTTTAGTCTCGTTTTCATTCTAAGCATACATCCACAAATGTCACAATAATTAATCCAGCCTCGACTATATAAGTCTTTGCTGTGTTCACATTCCTTACAAATAGCAAGGCGGCTCTTTTGAAGTTCCTTGGTATCCGTTTTATTTATGTCTCTAATAGAATCCACTATTCCCCACTTGCCCTTCTCTGATTCGCATTCGGGGCAGTCCTTTTCTTCATATAATTCCATCTTCCAGGGATTCAATTTCATCTTAGCCACGATAGAGCGGATGCTCCCTTCCCTTCACTACAATATATGGAAATGGCTTTGCCAAATCCTTATTCTCTTTCACCTTCTTTGCCCACTTATCGTGAGCACCTTTGCAAAGTTCATCTCGTTTGCCTTTAGCATCGACCTTTTTATCGAAGCCTCGTTCAATAACTTTACCACCCTCTTTTTTTACGCTGTATATATCCATTTTAGAAACCTTCTTTCTGGTCTTTAAGTCGTTTGGCTTTAGCGACACGATTGATGGATTCTTTTTTCTCTCTTCGCCGTTTTTCACTTGGTTTTTCATAATAATTTTTTAACCTCAATTCTCTAAAAAATCCATCCTTTTGTAGTTTCTTTTTTAAGATTCGACACGCTTTTCCGACATTGTTATTTCTAACTAGGACTTCCATCACTCCTACTTTCTATAGGTTATCTGCCTCAGATTTATCTAATCTAAGTTCTTGAAAGATTGGCAAAAACAATGACCAATTATCACTGCTCTTATCTTTAATCTTTTCATTGTATTTAACGGAAACTATCTTTCCGATAAATTCGTCTGGGTCTTTCTTTCTATCTTCATCAGTGAGGCCAGACCCTACATTGACTTTAAGATTTCCATTCTTTGTTGTACAAGAGAGTGAACCTACTAGACCTTCGTATTTTCCAGTACCATCATTAACTGCTTCTACTAAAAGGTCCGCTTCTAATTCAGCCTTCATCTTCACTTGATATTTAGAACGCTTATTTTCCCAAGGAGAATCACCATTCTTTACAATAACGCCCTCTTGTCCTGTCTCTAGGGCCTCCTTAAATACGACTTCTGCTTCTTCGTAACTTCCTATCGTGGCGGCAGGTAGGACCTGAACTAGCATCTTTTCCTGAGCGTTCCATACATCATCCATTCTTTCTGCCAAAACGTCTAGACGGTCAAAATATGCTATCGCACAATATTCTTTTTTGAAATCTTCTAGAGGTATCATATCCCAACAGAACATTCTTACTCGTTTAGCCTCTTCTTTGGAAATAGTTCCCTTTACTGCTTTATTTAGGATTCCATTACCAGTCTTTCTATCTAATATCTTATCTTCCTTCTCATCAAGAACGACTAATTCACCATCAAGAACAGCACCGTGGAAATCATCCAAATTATCAAGGGTCGCTGACTTATGAAATATCTGCATCACAAACGTATCAAAGTGGCCGTGGAGAGAAATCTGTTTCCCATTTCGGGAACGGACATCAACCTTACCCTCTTCATCGATGATAATATTTGCTCTCATACCATCCATTTTGGTCTGTACCATAGCAGGATATTTGATGGCCTTGAAACTCTTCTGACTGAACCCACTCGCTAACATACACGGATATGTCTTGATAAACCCTTTGCCAAACACCTTATTAACTGTCGCAATAGACACTCCACACTTCAGGTCCTTCGTCACCACACGTTTAATCACCATAGCATCAGATTCTACTACTCGACCTAAGATGTTGCTTAGACGCTTGATGGCGTCATTACCTGTGACCTCTCTAGAGGTCAAAACTCGTAACTCGTCTAGAGCCCAATCGAGTCGCTGGGTGTCATCTCTTCGCTCATATTCTGGAATTTTCCTCTGGTGATATTGTGTATATGGGTCCAATGCGGCCCTCAATACCATCTGTAGATATAGATTATCCTTGTTCTTTCTAAGGATATCCTCTTTAACCAGTCTTGAATTATCTGATTCAAGTTCCAGTAATATTTCGCTGACTTTCATTCTCTCTCCTCTGTTTTTCTTGTCTCGGTAAAATAATATGCTTGTACCATTTGATTAACCATTTAACTCTACGTGGGTAGTGGTCTGGGTTGGGTATCTGGTCTCCAAAATAGTCAATAAATCCTTGTACTTCTTCATCCGTTGTCATTAATGTATTGTGTCATTCTCGGCTGGCAATGAATGCTCTTCAACAGCCAGAAGGTCCTTTATTGAAACTCCCGTTTGAGAAAATACTTGACAGGCGTCTTTGAAGTCCATCGCCACAATCTCATACTGTTCCTTAGTGTCCGTAACAAATACAAAAGTCTTGGGTTCATCGCTCATATTAAAAATCTCCTATAACGTCTGTTAACCGCGATAACTTATTCATCACGAAATAATCATATAACTTTTTACGTGCGCCTCGTGGTTCTTTCTTGTAGGCGTTCTCAATATCGTTCACAAGTAACTGTGGAATTCTATCGAGATTAACTAACTTATCGTTAAGTTCCCATCTTTCTCCCATATCGCCATTGGTGCAAATCTCTTCTGGTAATTGAGTTAACCAAACTTCAACTTTCTTTTTTGATATAGGAGTCTGTCTGATACCTTCAACAAACGCATCAGAAGGACTCAAAAAGTTTGGTATACCATCACCTCTATCACCACGAATAATGTGTTCTTTTAGATACGCTTTGGGTGATACGTGTTTAAGAAATTTCTTCTGCATAGGTGAATACTGTCTGACTCCTTTATACTTATGAAGTTGAATAAAATCTTTGTCACTCGACAAGATAAGCATTGGCTCTTTTGAATGGTGATACTTGCATATCACACCAATAATATCATCGGCTTCTGCTCCCATCACTTCAATAAATTTATATGGAAAATTGCTTCGTAACTCTTCTTTGATTTTATCAAAGATACCAAATATCATTTCCCAATCAAACGGTGATTTGTCTCGACCTTCTTTGCGGCCCGCTTTGTAATGACGGAATATATCTTTTCGCCAGTAGTGTCTACTGTCATTGCATATGACCATTTCGCCGTATGTCTTATTAAACTGTTTGCGGTACATACGTAACGAATTCAGCATCATATGTC